CATGATGTTCGTATAAAGCATTGAATATTTCCTCGGCTTCTTGCTTGCTTAGTGTGCCTGTAAGCTCAATCTTGTACTCTAAGAGCCGCATAAACTCGCCGTCAGGAGTAGCCTTAAGGGTAGATAACTTATCATAGAACGAAGCGTTTGAGCTGGTTAAAACCATCGTACCCCACTTAGTGGTGTTTATACGCTCAGCGTTCTCGTGCTGTTTCATACGGTTTTTACCCCTACCTTGCGATGCAGCATAAAGTAGATCTGAGAAGTGGTCGCCACTCATTTTGGTAACTTCGTCAATAGTCACAGGTAGATTATTCATAACCCCAAGGCGATGAAGCATGGAGTTCATGGTATCTTTCCATTGCAACATAAGCTCTTCAGGATGACCCCATACACTATTGCACATCTTCAAGATGGTTGACTTACCAGTGCCCGATGTATTGTTTACTAGATTGATAATGGCGCCCTTAAGTTTAAGATGCTTAAGTAGTGGCGCACCAAAGGCAGTAAAGAAGCCGAAGGCATGTGGTTCAAATCCAGGCTGATCGTATACCTTAACTATACGCTTCCATTCTTCAAAGCTACCTGTCGGCTTTAAATAATCGGCTAAAGAACCAGTAGCTACTGAGGGTGGGCTATACGTTACTTTTTCTGCTGAAACTTCTTGCTCTCCAATGATAAATTTTTTATCTTTATCAGTCCAACCAAATTGATCTCTCATAATTTCTTGCTCCATTGAATGTTGTAAGTTTTTTGCTGATGAAATCATGTACCCCATAATTGCATCCATTTGTTTTTTACCTGCGATAACTCCGTAATACCCCAACTTGTCTCGTAATTTTTCCGAAGTCATTGCGTCTGTAGCAGACATGGCAAACTCTTTCATACCGTCTTTTGGTAAATGTAGCCTAATCCAAACCGACTCGCCTTTAGCAGGATCGTGCAGGCGTTTGACAATATACAGGTCATGCTCGTAAATATTTATGGCGTCGGAACCCCCATCGTCGTCTCTAATCTCAAGGTAGACTCCACCGTTTTTACCTCTAAAGTATGGGAACGGGTATGGTGGTATATCAAAAACTTCCTCTTGCCCTTCCTCAGATTGCTCAACGATAATATTAGTTTCCGCAGCAGCAATTTCGGATCCGAGCTGCACCGGAGACGATATCTTACCCTTGTTTGGGCATTCAGCACACGCCGAAGGATTAAGTTTCTCAAAGGTTTGGCATGTGTACGGCCCCTTCGTTTGATTAGCCTTACGCTCCGTGTTCTCTGGCGAGTATTCAGGGTGTGCTTCGGATATTTTATGGATGGCTTCATCTTTATCTACGCAGACTGCCGCTATCGACAGACCTGCTCTCCATAGTGGTTCTTCAATTGTGTCTTGGTTTACTGCAATATTTTCAAGCTGTGCACAGCCCTGCCCATTCATGGTTTTAATCATGATGGTTTTAAATCGGCTTTGTTTATTGCCTAATAAAGATAACGCAGATTCGCTGTACTGCCGAGGCATCCAGTCAGGTGCGACTAAAACGCCTATAGTTTGTTTGACGTATTCGTAGTCAATTTCAGGCTGTAGCTTTAGTATGTCTACGACAAGTGGTGGGTCTTCTTTAAAATTAAGTGTTTCTGATACACGTAAAATAGATGCGTTATCTGCGGTCCTGGATGGATCAGCATCAAAGCCGTGCTCTTCACAAAGCGCTTTAAGTCGCTCTGCTACTGGACGCCACTCTGTCCGAGTAACTACAGTCTTTAATCTCCAATATGCATGTATACCCCGCCCTGAATTAACTATGGACGGCAGTGGCATATTAATCTTTTTACAGAAATTTTTAAGCGCATCTAAACCAATTGCTTGGTCTGCGTATGGCTTGCCCTCTCCACAATCAATGTCTACCCAAAATGCTTTGATAATGTCGCCATTAGGCTGAACCCGTCCCTCTTTGGGGTCTTTATATTTAGCGCAAGCAAAGTACACATTGCACTTATCTTGTAACAGCACATCAATTTGTGCTTCTGCCTCCACGAGAGTTGCATGGAATGTTTGCACAGGGGGTTTTGACCCGTCCTGCCGTAAACCAACTATGCAGTACCACCCTTCTCCTTCGGGTGCCAGTACTGCGGTCAATAGATCTGTTGTTGCCATAGTTCCTCAACACCGAAAAAATAAGGACAGCAAGGGATTCGGCAATATCCCGATTCGCTCCGTCGAGCTAGCTGTCCCCGTAGACGTTAACTGCTTAGTATTTTCTCTATTAGTTCAATCTTGTCTTTGCGTGGGGTACCACTGCCCGTAAACCATGTGTACATAGTCATACGAGAGACGCCAAATTTCTTAGCCATCTGTGATACCGGTATACCCTTTGCTATGCAATGTTTGCCAAGGCGAACCCCGGGGTGCCGAGGGTTGCCAGCTTTTATTGCTTCAACAAGACGGAGACTATAACCTCTTAGACTCATGCTTCTTCGTCAGTGGACCATCCGCTCATCACGGCTTTCAAGTCTCGTTTAGCAGTCGGCTCAGCCTTTTTCTCTTCACGCTTCTTAGGCTCAGGGATCGACTCTGCTTCAACTTCAACTTTGGCTACCTCTGCCTTTGCTGTTGGTGCAGCTAGCTTAGGTTTGATACCGTCCGCTTGTGCAATTGTCATAGTAACTGCGCTCTTAGCAGCTTGAGTTTCACCAAGTTTCTTGGCTTGCTCCCATTCATGGCGCTCTAAAAATCGCACCGGTTTGAAGAACAACTTACCAACTGTTGAGTCTTCGTCAAAGCGCATTTCAGTAACCAAGCTATTTAAGTTGTAGCCTTGTGAGCCAACGTACTTAGCGTATTGGTTAAATGGCATGTGCTCTAAATCACCAGGGTCTTTCATGTCATAAAAAATAGACTTGGATTGCAATGTCATTTGATAAACATCGCCGTCTAAATCAGACGCCAAAGCTACTGCAATACGGCGGTTCTTACGACATGCTTTGGTATTACCCTGACCTGACCCATTAATATCTTGTGGGCAGTTAGCGCATGCTGATGATTGTGGTGATTTGATAGATGCATCAGGCTTCTCACCATCGTTAGACCAGCAATCAGGTGGTGCAGCATCGGCTTTTGGATCCCATGCTTTAGCATAGAAAGTCCTTGAGATATGCTTGGAAGCGTTAACAATAACAACTTCTAGCTTGCCGGTGTTGGTCTTGGATACTTCTGTACCATCCACTTTAAGCACAAACTTGTTATTACCAAGCGCAATGCGTTTAACTTGCGAACCACCACCCGATAGGGCTTTGGTTACATCATCAAGTTCTACCTCTTTAAGGTAGTCAGGCAGTTGATTATTAAATAAGGCGACGTTACTCATTTGCTTCTCCTAACAGTGATAGCGTATGTGCGATCCACATTTAAACCGGCGGGATGCAAGTCCGGATTCTCTTCCAAAAACTGCTTCATATTGGTCTGATGAATTCTTTTCTCAAGCAAATCGGGAGCTTCATGCTCATGCAAAAACTTATAAAAGTTTTCCCAATCGTTTGTCCAAAATCTGCTCTTAACCGACCGCATAGCAAGACCATGCTTAGTCTTAATGCTATCGGCATTAGTTTGTTTGCAGACTTCTAATATTTCTTGTTCTATCAGAGATAGCTGTTCATTGAGATCAGCTTCTTTCTCTTCTAGTTCACGGCGTAATTGGTCACGGGCGTCACGTATTTTAATATAGACTTTGACCAGTTTGTCCATATCGGCGACGGGTTGTACTACCGCTTCGGCATCGTTCATTTTATTTTCCTTGTTAAACATTGGGTCTATGCCCATTAATTAATACTACACCTACTACTTTACTATGTCAACTCTTTATTGTCAACTTCTTGTCGGTACAAATCAATTATTTTTGTATGTACATCGAGTTTATTTTGCAACATATGATACAACTTAGTCTCTACGGGACTACCCTTAATGTGCACGATAGTCATCTTATTCTTTTGTCCCTGCCTATCAATACGTGCATTTGCCTGTAAGTATGTCTCTATAGATGTTACTGGTGCATACCAAATGATAGTATCTGCAGCAGTTAATGTAACTCCGTGTGCAGCAGCCTGTGGTTGTATGAGAAGTACTTTAGGATTGACTTGCTCTTGAAACCTTTTAAATATCTCGGTTCGTTTATTTACGGGAACCTGTCCATTGATAACCTCGCAGGTAATACCCGCTCCTCTCAAATGTGTCTTGAGTAGTTCTATTGTATGCGTGAACGGAATAAAGACAAGAACCTTGTGGCTGGCTTCTTCAATTACCTCTTCAATAACACGTAGACGATTACTAACATCGAACTCAACGACAGCACCGGTATCAGAATAGACAGCCCCTCCACTAATTTGTAGGAGTTTATTAATCTTAACCGCAGCATTAACAGCGCTAACTTCTTCGCCATCCGCTGCCATAAGGTACTCGTCTCTGAGCGTTTTGTAGTATTTCGTCTGTTGCGCAGTAAGGGGGGCGTCCCGAAAAACATGTGTAACCTCCGGTAGGTCTAGGCAATCTTCTTTCTTAAATCGGATTGCGGGTTGCAATGCATCAAATACAGTTGTGCTTGCGTCAGGTTTTGGTAGCCATTTAAACTTAGTAATCTGCACCATGGTCTGATCACGGAAGGCACTAAAGAATCTAGGCACATTGTCAGGTACAAGCATCTTTGCTAGACCAAATGCATCGGTAGGAGTCTGTGCTGCTGGCGTACCAGTCATCATCCATATCCATGTGCGTGGGGTTATGATGTGGTTAAGCGTTTTCCAACGTTTAGTAGTAATAGTCTTGTAAGCATTTGCTTCATCAATAATTATTAAATCAAAGTTTTGTTTTGCAATGGTGTCGGCTACGATGTCTACGCCGTCATAGTTGATGATTACAAACTGAGCGTCACTTTCAATCACTGCTTTTCTTTTATCTCTGTCGCCATATGCAACACCGACTTTACGGTGCATAGCAAATTTAAATAAATCTGCTTGCCATGCAGATTGCATAATAGACAGGGGGCAAATAATTAATACTTTGTAGACTTTATTTTGTTCCATCAGGTAGTCTGCAGCCCATATAGCTGAGGCTGTTTTGCCGGTGCCCTGCTCATTAAAACAAAATGCACGTTTGTTAAGTGTTAAAAAATTAGCCGTTTCTTTTTGATGCTCCATGGGTTTATAAAGCCCAGGCCACTTGTAATCTCTTTGGATAGGGGAGGGTACGTTTTTAATCTTAAGTTTTGATAGGGCTTGTGCTTCTGCTAAACCCCACCGAACAGCAACTTTGTGTAGGTCGCCGTTGGTTTCAATAATCTCGCTTTTGGGAATGCACTCTGTTACAAGATTGGGTCTTCTTGTAGTAATTACTATAGCTTTGTTATTTATTATTTCCATTTTTAGGCGTGTTCTTTTTTACTGAGTGATCTGAGTTTCGGCTAAACGATCTGTTACTCTTTGCAGTCTTAACCGTAAGATTGCTGCGTACCGTTTTTCCGCCTTTAGATAAAGGGACTTTGTGGTCAACATCTTTGCCATCGCCTTTGTGGACAGCCCCAGCTTCCTCCATAATTCGACGAGCTTTGTTACGTTGCGCCCGTTTCTTCTTGACCTCTGGCGTACCATCATATTGTTCATATTCCTTCTTGTAAGGGCGGGGTTTGTTCACATAAGGCATATTTTTGCTCCTCTTTACGATAGAAATAAACGGATCCATCACCTAATACTATGTATTTTGGCATGTTTTCTGAATCAGTTCCAGTCAATAATTGCAGGGTTTTTTGAATGTCATCATCTATATCTACCCAGCCAGCAAAAGGGATTGGCTCAATCATTTGTTGTTCCCATGTGTGGCTAAGTTGTTCTGTCCTAGCTGTTGTATTTTGTAGCCGTGACCTTCTAGGTATTCAAGCAATGCTTTACGTTTAGGTTCAAACCATGGCTTCCATGTCCATGCTTCAAAGA